ATTTTTAGTGTAATAGCGTTTACGTTCGTTTTCAAATCCTGAAGACTAGTCCTCGAAAACTATCCTGAATTTGTGAACCGAAGCGGTCTCTCAACTCCTGTTACTGAAAGTTGACACATTGAAGTGAATCAACTTTTGGCTGAGATTTGTCGTACTGAAAAACACAGTCCGAACTAACAGGTATCCCGATCTCTCTCTCTCCTGATCTAAAATGTCTATGTATTGTAGTATCTGTGGTGTTAAGGCTGAAAGCCAACAACCATGGTTGGATCACTTATCCGGCAAACGTCACCGGTCTGCGATCTTCCGTATGAAAGCGGAACCACTTATAGTTGACGATGAGGAAAAATTGGAGGAGTCCCTTCCCAAGGTGAAGTTGGAAGAAGCTGCTGAAATATTGCAGTCCTTGAAAGGACACATTGATCAAGCTCAATGCCGGCTCAGTTCTACTGTTGCTGCTGCAATACTCTTGGTCTTGTTTGTCATTTCTTCCACTCTGTGGGTTGTTGGTGTGAGAGCTGAGACTGGACCAGAAATGGCCAGTACTTGGAATTCGTGGATGTGGATCCCTATCTACTTAATTGTGGGTTGGCAGCTTGGAAAGGCTGTCACTTGGGTGAAATCATCCGTTGAACAAATTGTCGAGAATTTTAACCAACGTGTTACATCTATGGAAAGAACAGTAGCAAATGTTGGTGTCAACATTGAACAGCAAGTACAACAAGCTGGCATTCATTTACAATTAGCCGTTGATCAGAAGGTAGCTGAGATAGAACAAAAAGTTTCATCTCTTGCAAGCCCTGTGATGGCATCTGTTTCTGCTAAAGTGGATACAGGTGTGTCTATTGCAACTTTTGTTGCTTTAGCCGGTGCGGTTTATTATTTATGTCGTAACTTGTTTGTGCGTCACGCTGAAAAGAAGGAGGGCCTTGAGAAGCTCACTTCCAGTAAGGTGTTTAAATTGTTTGATTGTTTGGCACTGACAGTTATTGTGCCCATGATGCTTTATAATGGTCTATCCTTCGCATATGATATGTGGAGACAGGTGAAGCTCATCTCTGGGATGGCTTCTTCAGCGTGTTCTGGGGTTTCAATCCTCAGCTCGTTGTTTGGCGGTTCTGATGTCGCCCCTGTATTTGAGATGGATCATGTAAAGTTTGTGCAAACTAGTGTTGAGAAATTAACTCAAACCATTGATACGAAGCTTGAGGAACGAAAGCAGGGTAAAGAAGACGACCAAAAGTCTGATTCTGAATCTCTCCCTCTTACAGCTGAGTTGAATTTGGAAAGCACAGCAGAAAAACGTGAGGCTTGGATGAGGAAGGTGCAGTTAGAAATGGCTGCTCGTTTTCCGTCTGATCCGCGGTATGCCGAAATGGCAAAATCAACGTCTGCGAGTGCTCCTCGTTTGCCTGGTGATACGCGTGGCTTGGGAGTTTTAGTCGCAACTGAAAAACCTGAGCCTGTCGTGCCTCCATCCGCTTTTGATGCGCTACGTGAATGTTGGAACCAAACAGAAGATTTGGTCCATCTGAATGCATTGAAGAAGCAGTGCACAGAAAAACCATGGCTACTTCCTGTAGCTATGATTTGTTTGTTCGCGGTTCTCTTGCTTGTAGTTAAAGTACTGCACAAGTCTGAACGCAAAAGTCGGAAGAAGGAAAAGTCTAAGGCTAAAGCAGAAAAGGCTGAAGCTAAGACACAGCAACCGAAGAAAAATGCTTCGGGGAAGAAAGCGAAAGCTACCCCTCCAGTAGTAACCCTTAAAAAGGAAGCGAAAGATGGTTGCTGTCACGTCACAGTTGGCAAACACAAATGTCCATGGTTTCTAAACGGCACTCCAATTGGTGTGTCTGCGAAGAAATGTTGCAACATCCACTGTGGTGGTTTAAAATGTATGCATTGGGCTGAGTGTGAGCCAAAAGAATTTCCTGCACTAACCCCCATGCCAGCTAAGGAAGAATCTAAAGCTGAGTGTGTGCATCAACCTAATCAGGTGAAGTGCAAAAAGTGTGGTTGGGAGTATGAAAGTGAGAAGAGTAAGCAACGTCGTAAAACTCAACGGGATAACAAAGTGGGACGTGGTGCGAAAGCCCATAATTCCTACCGGAAACCCGGAGACGATAATGACTCTATTTGGACGCGCGATAATGGTGGAAACCTAGTCCGTACCAAACGGGATGACAATTTTGTTGTTCCGTCTCATTTTCCTCATGCAGGACTTTTGAATGATTTTATGCATGGAACTGGCGAATCCGCTCAACGCGGCGCAGCTGAAAAGCTGTTAGCTGCTGTGAGTAAGGCAAAGAAAGGCCTGGACAAGAAGCACCCTAAAGGGAAGTGCTCTGTTTGTGGAGTAGTTGGTCATGTAGGAAAATCGTGTCCAAACAAAAGTTCACATCCTTGTTACTATTTCAAGAAAGGTAATTGTAATAAAGGGGATAAATGTGAGTTTTCTCATAAGTCGACAGCTGTTCAAGAGTCTGCGATAAATGGAAAACGCTTTGCAATTGGCAATGTGCAGGGCGCTGTTGGATTGGCACGCATTGGCACACGTTGTCTTAATGCAAACTTAATATGGAATGGAATTATTGTGTGTGAACACATATTCAAGGAGGAAAATGATGAAATCAAATTCTCCTTTCGTCACAACGGAAAAGTTGTTGAGCATTCTGTAAAGAGAGGTAGCGGCAAGAAGCTTGGCTATGATCTTCTCTGGTTTGCGCGTCCCGACTCTATGAAAGAGTTTCCAACTCTCTATCATTCTATGCCTTCTCCAGGGCGTAAGGTAGCATTGTTTGCCTATGATAGTGATGAAGCATTCTTAACTAGTGATATCAGCTTTGATGCTGGTAGAATTTTGAGAATGGAGGACGTGTGTGACTCTATGAGTCTCACGTGTGTTTCAAAGCACAAAGTCGGAATTTATAAGCTGTCTTCAATTGACGGAAACTGCTCCGGTGTGGTAGTTGATGCCGAATCAGGCAAAGTTGTGGGTTTCCATAACGCTACCCGTGTTGGTGTTGAGAATGTGTTTCTCGCCATCACGCCGCAGATTGTATCTGCAGCGACCGGATCTCCTCAGAAAAACTAGATGTCCCACTACCTGCGATTCCCCTCTGGGAAAAGTGGTATCAAAACTACGTAACCAAAGAGGTCTTTAAGCATCGAAAGTATGCTGAAGAATTGGAACGCGGGATTTTAGTGGGACGTTTAGCTGAGGGGGCTGTGTGGCAGGATTTGTGTGGTGATGATTTACCGCACTTGCCGTCAAAACATTTTCACCATTACTTTGTTAAGGGAAATGTAGACTTTGTCACGAGAGTGAATCGTCATGTTCGTCAGGAACGTGATGAGTCTGCACCTAATACATCGTTAGATGAATTTTGTTTGGAGAAAAATCTTCATGTAGGATCAGCTTATCGCATGGTCATCCCTAATTTGAACGCCTCTTTTAAGAGTGTTAGTAAATATGACAAGCCCCAGCCTCAATTGAATGAGGAAAGTTGGGAGCTGTCGGGGGAGTGGACCAAGCAGCATTTCATTCGACACATGGGTGGATCTCGTGTTCTCGACCAGGATTTCTGTGTCAAGGAACTTGACCGATCAACATCGGTGGGGTACCCCTTGAGTCTTGAATTTCACACGAAAGGTGAATATCTTGACCGAGGCCCTAAACTCATGCTTGCGGATTTTTGGGACATGATAGGAAAAATTGAGGAAAGAGTTATGAGACCTATATGGACTTGTAGCCAGAAGCGGGAGCTTCGTGCAGCTGAAAAGTTATTAGAAAATAAGATTCGTACTTTCACTGCTTCCCCGATTGAGCATTCTGTTGCTTTAAATCGTTTCTGTCTAGATATGAACTCAAAGTTCTATCTATCTAACAATAAGACTTGGTCTTTTGTTGGTTGTTCAAAATTTTTACAAGGTTGGAATGCACTTTTTGCCCGTTTGGCAAAGCACCCGTATGCCTTTGAGCTCGATGAGAGCGAATACGACTCAAGCTTGTTTGCGAGAGCTATGTATGGGCAATTGGATATACGGTGGGCAATGCTGGCGGAGGAGTACAAAACTCCGGAAAATCTCCTCAGGTTTCAACGCCTGTATGATGACATCGTTCATTCGGTGATAGTCTTGGAGAATGGTGAACTTATTCAGAAGCACACTGGAAACCCATCAGGCTCAGCTAACACGATTGTGGATAATACCATGATTTTGTTCCGGTTGTTTGCCTATGCGTGGATTGAGTTGGCAAGGAAGAAGTTTGGTCAAGCAAATGCTGCCTCATTAGCAGCTGCTAAGCTAGATGATATAACCTTGCGTGACTATGAAGGTGATGTTTTTGGAAGTTATCAGGACTTTGTCAAAAATGTGGAAGCTGCCTTAAATGGCGACGACAACACGTTCACTGTTTCACAGTTGTGCGTTAGTTGGTTCAACCCTAAGACGATTGCCCCGATTTGGAGTGGCATTGGTGTCACTACCAAAACCCCTTGTGAGGAGCCTCGTGCTCTAAAGGATGTTCAGTTCCTATCGCAAGGTTTCCGTGAAGAAAAAGGTGTTTGGTTGCCTGTACCAGATACTGATCGGGTTTTGTGCTCACTCAGGTGGGGTTCGAGTGACGACGATGTTCGTTGGCACTTGATGAGAGCGTACGCTTTGCGAATTGATTCTTGGGCAAACCTTGAGTGTCGCAGCTTCATTCAGAAATATATTGAGTGGATCTGGAATCATCCAGAGTACAAAGAGCAGTTATACGGTGAGATCAATGGAATTTCCATGTCAGAAATTGACGCGATCTATAAATCCGATGATTGGTGTTGGGCATTGTATGCCGGACAAGAGGTTAAGGGATCTCCGCTGGTAAGCGAGTACTCCACCCTTTTAAACTTTCTTCGTCTTCAGTTTGAATCTACAACATCAAACTCTCTTCCTTCTTCTTCTTCTTTCTTTCTCTCATCATTCTGTTAACATGGGCAATAAAACTAAGCAAACGCAGAAAAAGCAGCAAAAGCAGCTTGCGAAAGCTATGTTTGGAAAGCCTCGTGGAAAGCAGAACAAATCTCACAAAACAGGCCCCTCGAAAAAGGGCTCTTCTCCCGTCAAAGGAGTTCCTGGTGTTATGTCCTCTGTTTCAGATGGATTGAATACTGGCATGGTTTGGAAAAATTCCAATCAGGTGCGTGATCATTTTAATCGGCGATTTGAAAAAGTTGCTGATTTGATTTCCCCTGGGGCTGCATTTACAATTTTGCAGTCACTATTTTTGAATCCGGGCAACTCTGTGTTGTTTCCTGTTTTCTCCCAGATAGCCTCAACTTATGAGGAATACATTTGTCACCTTTTGCGGTTTTGGTACCGCGGGGAGTCGTATACAGCTATTAGTGCTGTTGCTGGTGCTGGTATTGTCGCTTATGCGACTAACATGGATCCTGATGATCCTGGCTTCACGAA